CCGGGCTAGAACTGCCAGCGGATGCCGGCGGTGCTTCGGTCGGCGGTTCGCCGGCCTTCAGTTGCTCTGGGAGCGAGCCGAACTTGCCCTGGAGGTCGAACTGTCGTGCGCACGCAGCTACGTCTACCTCGGGTGCGTCCAGAATCACGTCGATCAGGCCCATCGCCAGAGCCTCGTCGGCGCTCAGCCACGTCTCCTCGTCCATCATGCGGACCAGCTCTTCCTCGTCGACATTCGCGCGAGTGAGGTATATCGAGATCAGCTGAGCTTTCACCTTGTCCAGCAGGTCGGCCTGCTTGCGCATGTCGGCCGCGTCACCGAATGCGCCAGAAGCGGGGTTGTGAATCATCATCAGTGCGTTTGGCGCCATGGCGATCTGATCGCCCGCGAGAGCAATCACCGATGCCATGCTTGCCGCTATGCCGTCGATGTAGACGTCGACGCGGCCTTGGTGCGCCTTCAGCGTGTTGTAGATCGCCAGGCCGTCGAACACCGAGCCACCAGGCGAGTTGATGTGCAGATCGATCGCCTCGCCCTCGTGGTCCTTCAGAGAGTCGACGAACTGCTGAGCGGTGACGCCCCACGCGCCGATCTCGTCGTAGATGTAGACGGCGAGGGCCTGCAGCATTGCGCTGATCGAGAACCACGATTTCTTTCCGTCACGCATCATCTTCTTCCTCTGCTTCGACCGAATTCGTTGCTGGCAGCTCGCCGAGCTGGGCAGCCTCCATCTCGCGCTGCCGCGCGACCTCCCGGGGATCACGGCCCCGGGCACGCATGACCGCGGAGCGAGTCGTCAGCCCCAGAGCGAGCTCCTTCTCGATGCCAGCCATTTCCTTGTTCGGATCCACCCAGGGCATCGCAGGACGGCTGAAATCGCAGTCGCGAAGCGATACGGGGTCGATATCGGACATCATTCGAAGCAGGTTGCGATTCCCGATCACAGCGGCATCGAGAAATGCGCCCCACTTCGGCATTTCGAGGCGCGAGACAACCCAGGACCATACGATGCCGTAGTGCGCGTGCTGTTCGACGAGCTCCTGGCGCTGTGCGCTATACGTGCCGTTGTAGTTGCGACTCAGGCTTGAGTAGGAAAGGCCGAGGCCAGAGGCCATGGCTCGGAACTGCTCCTGTCGGAACGGGATTAGCGCATTGTTCGGACGATTCGAAACGATCGACTGCATCTCCTCGCCAGGCTGGAGATCATCGATGACCATTCCCGGGACGAACTCGATTTCACGGTAGTCGTTGTCGGGATCTGACGGCGGCGTGTACATGTAGGGATCGCCCTTCTTGATCGACACCGCCATCGCTGCGGCGACGCGGGCTGCGACACGCTCCGTCTCGTCGATTTCGTTGATGTCGCTGATTCGGCGCAGTGCTGCCGCAAACAGCGAGACTCCGCGCACCTGCCTGATCCGATCCTTCAGCGCGAGGTGTGACACGAACCGAGCTTCCATGCGGCGCGTGTCTTCGCTGATCTGCAGGCGGACGGTGAAGTCTTCGTTGATTCGCCGCTTCAGGAAGTGGTACGCAACCGGTCGGCTCCAATCGTTCAGCTCGATGCCCTGCTCTATCTTCCGTGCCACGTCCTGGTACAGCGAAGGGCAGTATTCCGCCTCGATCAGCTCGTAGCTGTAGGGGACAATCGTTCCGTGCTGCAGGCCCGGGATGCGGTCGACCAGATGCTGTGCGAAGACCTCGCCGTCGCGCAGCGCTGATCGCACGGCAACGCGCTGCGCCGCGGGCTCGTCAAACTCCCACGTCACTTCAGGACGCCTCGCCCACTCCCGGTAGAGGTGCGAAAGCGTCTCGTTTAGCTCCTCGTGCAGATCGCCGTTGCGGAGCCGGATCTGCGGCTCAGGCTTGATCCCGGCGCCGACGACGTTGGCGACCATGGTCCCCAGCGCGCCGCGCGCGATGTCGCTGTTCTGCTCGAGGTGCCGAGCCTGTTCGCGAATGCTGCGCGCTGCGTCGCCGACCGCCGCGTTCGGTCCACGGCTCTCGCGATCCGCACGGTGCTGACGCGTCTTGCGCGCTGCCTCGTAGACCGCGGTCATCGCGCGGGCGCGAAGCCGGCGCTCGGCGTACAGCGGGAACGTAGATGCAATCAAGCGATCAAGTCGGCTCATCAGAACCGCGCCACGCCGAATCGTGAGCGCCTACCGCTACTCAAAGCTCGCTGCTCGAGCTCCGCCTCCACGCGCGACCAGTAGTTGATCTGACCCCGCACTTGGGCAGCGTCCGAACGGGTCAGCGTTCGGCCGTTCATCGAGAACGACTGGCCCGACGCAAGCGCAAGGTCGGCCGCGATCCACGCCTGGAGATTCGCGCGGACCGTGCCGAGGTTCAGGGTGGGCATTGCTACCTCCGAATCCAGGATTGGCCGCGGCGGCCGACCCAGTTCGATTTTCTTTGCGGCCGCGGCCGTGGTGTCGCTCGCTCGGGCGAAGGAGCCCTTTCCGGCTCGTTGAGCTTCGCGCCGAGGTGCTGCAGCGCGATGCGCAGCGCCGCGAACGCGTAGACCCTGCAGTCCAGCGCCTCGACCCGCGGGCGCGTTGCGTGCCACTCGAAGTAGCTGTGCCCGCGCGAGAACTTGCGCCGCTTCACCTCGCCGGCGAGCTGCGCGAAGTACTCCTCGTCGTAGTCCTCGGCAATGGGCCAGTGGCAGTAGCCGGGTCCCGGCTCCTCGATAGCGAGGCGCTGGTAGATCGTGTCCTTGCCGGTGTCGGTGCCGAGCTCGGTCAGGTAGACGCGCTTCTGGGTCGGACGGCGCGGGAACGTGTGGATCGGCTTGCCACGCTGGCTGGAGCCCTTCACAGGGATCGCCCATCGCACGCCGGCGCGGATCGAGAACGCGTACACCTCGTCCGACAGGTATCCCGAGTCGATGCAGCCGCAGATCGGCGTCAGCCGCCGGCCGTCCTCTGTCTCGAACGTGCGGCGCAGCTGCTGCGCCAGGTTGATCCACGCTTGCGGCTTCGTCGGGTCCACGTAGAACCGCTGGTAGTCCAGCGACCACGACTCCTCGCCCTCGCCCCAGCCGACAAACTCGAACTCGAATCGATCCGCCTGAACGTCGCAGCCCCAGGTCACGACCTGAACTGAGGCCGGCGGGCGGTCGTAGTGCTCCCGCCTCCGGTACAGCGGTGTCGATTCGACGCGCTCCTCCGACTCCTGCCACGTCTCGCCGAGGGTCGTGTTCGTCCACGCCTTCATCAGTTCCGTGTCGTCCATCGCCGCTTCGTGCTCTCGAGCGATCTCCGAGAGCCGCGTCCAGGGCGAGTAGAGCGCCGAGAGGTGGAATCCGGCGACACCGCGCGTCGCGCCTCGCGCCTCCCAGCGGCCCCGCGCGATCGACCGCCACCGCTGGCTGTCGCTCCAGAGCGTCCCGCATTGCTCGCAGACGTACTCTGCGCGATCACGCTCGCCCTTCGGCCAGACGACGTTCTTCCACACCAGGCGCTGCTCATGCCCGCAGTCGCTGCAAGCCACCAGGAATACGCGCTGGTCCGACTCGTTGTAGGCACGCTCGATCCGGCTTGACCCAGCTGTGCCTGGCGTCGAGACCATCACGATCTTGCGGTTCCAGAAATTCGCGGTGCGCTTCCGAGCGAGCGTGATCGGGTCGCCCTCGGTGCCGGCAGACGCCGGGTAGCGGTCCACCTCGTCTGCCAGCACCACCCGTATCGGGCGCGACGCCAGCGACGCCGGCGAGTTCGCCCCGGCCATGGTGATGTGTCCGCCGGGGAACGACTTGTGCAGCATCGTGTTGCCGCTGTCCCGCGCCCTGGCGTCCTTGACGGTCCCGCGCAGCGCCGGGGTATCACGCAGCATCGGCGCCAACCGGTCCTTGCTGAACGCCTGCGCCATCTCCAGCGTCGGTTGCAGCAGCAGCAGCGGCGCCGGGTCTTGAGCAATGTGGAAGCCCAGGCAGTTCAGCAGCATCTCGGTCTTGCCGACCTGCGCCGATGACATCACCACGACCTCGGTGATGCTCGGATCGCTGATCGCATCCATGATCCCGCGCTGGTACTCCGCGCGTGCGGTGGTCCAAGTGCCGGGCTCGCTTGAGGCTTCTGCGCTCAGTCGGCGGTAATCGTCAGCCCACTCGCTCACCGTCAGCCGCGGTGGCGGCTTCATCGACCTCCGTGCCGTCTCCTGCAGCGCCCTGGTCAGGTGCGTCGTCGTAAGCCCCAGAGATTTCGGACAGGACGTCATGGATGCCGTCATCGATCACTTGCCTCACTTCGGGGAGCGTCTCCGACCGGTAGACCAGCGGCGCGAGCTTCGGGCCTAGCGCCAAGAGTCGAGCCCGCACGTTGCCGAGCATGTCGCCGACCGCGTCCGCCACGGCTTGGACGTCCACGACCTGGGATCGCGCCTTCGCCAGCTCGATCTCCTTCAGCGTGGCCTCGGCAACCTCTCGCCGCAGCCGTGCCTCGTCGATGCTGGTCGGGTCCTCGACGCTGTTGGCCCGGTCCTGCTGGCGCACCCAGGCCACGCACTCGTTCACGGCGAACAGCCAGGGCAGACCCTTCCGGCCTTGCTGCCGATACGGCATCCCGCGGGCGACGTACTCCGTCACCGTGGGCGGCGTGATCTCGAGGATCCGGGCAATCTGCGTGCGGTTCGCCAAGAGCTCGGTTCCGAGCTGCTTCAGATTCCCCATTTCTGCACCGTTTTGTGATAAAAAAAAGT